ATCGGCGGCGCTATCGCTACTCCCGAGGACGACCATGGCATCGAACCAGCAGCGCCTCCCGGTGATCGCTGCCCTGCCCACCGCCTATTTCGTGTCAGGTGACACAGGCATCAAGCAGACAACGGAGCAGAACTGGGCGAACAAGTTCCTGAACGTCGAGGAGATCGCAGCAATCGTTCCGATCCCGGAAGCGGTTCTCGATGACACCTCCTTCGACGTCTGGGGTGCGATTCGTCCACGCCTGGAGGAGGCAGTCGGGCGCGTTCTCGACGCTGCCATCTTCTTCGGTACCAACGCGCCTGCGTCTTGGCCCACGAACATCGTTGCCTCTGCCCTGGCGGCAGGCAACAATGTGGCCAAGGGCACCAACGCTGCTGCTGCCGGTGGCATCCTCGGTGACTTCTCGGACGCTTTCGCCAAGATGGAAGCAGATGGGTACGATCCAACCGGTATCGCTGCACACACCGTCTACAAGGGACGCTTCCGTCAGACGCGTTCCACAATGGGCGACCGCCTCATGGACGTGTCCGTCGATGGCCTCCAGGTCAACGGCGTTCCGGTCGTGTACCCGATGCGAGGCCTGTTCCCAACGGGTTCTGGCGCCGCACAGGCGGTACTTCTCGACAGGTCGGAGTTCATGCTCGCAGTTCGCAAGGACTTCACCTACAAGGTCCTCGACCAGGCAGTCATCACGGACAACACGGGTCTGGTCGTCTACAACCTGCCGCAGCAGGATATGATTGCGCTCCGGGTCGTGGCGCGATTCGCCTGGCAGGTTGCGAACGTCATCAACTACGACCAGGCAACAGAGGCAAACCGCTATCCGGCGGCAATCGTCACAGAACCGTAGGTCGCAGTGGCATCTCTTATGGATATGTCCAGAGGAGAACTCGAGGACTACGCAGCATCGCTAGGAATCGAGGATCCCGAAGGGTACCCGAACATGGGTGCCCTTCGTGATGCCATTCGCGCAAAGGAGGAGAACCCAGTGGCAGAAGACGAAACGACCGCCGAACAGGAGAAGCAGGCCCCTCCTGCCGACTCCACAGGGTCGAGCGGGGACGGCGGCATCGCAGAGGTCCAGGAGAAGATGGACAAGGAGCAGGAGCAGGGATTCCTGGGGCGCAAGATCGACCCGCTTCCGAACGAGGCCTGGTCGATGGAGGGTGGGGCGCCGGAACCTGGCGACAACTACACCACGCCCTCGGAGGAGCAGGTGAAGGAAGATCCCTCTCTGGGCGACCAGTACGAAGGCGGGGCAACTCACACGCCCTACAAGGAGTAGTCGATGGCGAACCGAAACGTCATCCTCTACAACCCGACAGGTGCCGCTATCACCGTGAACGCGCAGGTGGTGAACCCGCATTCTGTCAAGAAACTGGTGATCGCAGATACCACCACAGACCTCTACGGGTTCGTGGCGGCAGGATGCTGGACAGGCCCCTCAAGGGCAGAACGTCCACAACTCGTCAACGAGGCGGAGGAATCGGGGAACTACATCCAACGCAACGCTGACGATCTCGGGGACCTGTAACCCATGTCCCTGACCTACCAGGAATCGAAGGACCGACTCGCCTCGATGGTTGCCTTTGGCGAGGAACCGACGTTGGTCGATTCAGACCTGGAGGACCTGATGCGTCTGGCCCGTGTCACAGATCGGTATGGCACGGCGCCAGACGCATTTCAGGTGTGGAAACCAACCACTGACTACGCACTGACTGATCCTGTCGTGCCAACGTCACGTGGGGATACTGGGCCTCAGTCATGGTCCTCGATCTTGTATTTGCCGCCACCGATCCCCTACACAGCATCCATTGTCTGGGTGGTAACAGTCGCCGGTCAGTCAGGTGCTACTGAACCTGATTGGCCCAAGGTTCCTGTAATGCAATCTACCACAATCGTAGATGGCGGCGTGACGTGGAAGGCAAACCTGTTCACCCCGTGGTTCGGCGCGTGGAATCTCAACCATGCAGCGGCAGAGGGGTGGCGTCGCAAGGCGGCGAAAGCGTCTTGTGGATACCAGTTCACTGACCAGGGCAAGTCAATGAACCGCAACCAGATTTTCGAGCAGTGCCTCAAGATGTCGAAGGTGTACGCTGGCAAGGCAGTGATGGACCTGCCGATGTCCAAGGGGTATGTCCCATACGGTCGCCTGATTCCTGGCGTCGAGACGAACTGGGACTAGGTGTCCTGTAAACCGTCCCCCACTGAACTCATCAAACTGAGAAGTGACTACGCAGGATGGTTGCTCGACACGTGCGATCTTGAGCGAGAAGTAACCTCGCAGGGCGATTACGGCGAGGAAGACACCCCACAGATCATCGCATCGGATGTCCCCATCGGGATCAACTCTACGCTGCTTCCAGGCGTACAGCAGTTGGTTGGTGACAGGTTGTCTGCTGTTGCAGATGCCGCCATCTCATTCCCGTTCGGCACGGATGTCAGGGTAGCGGATAACGCCATCGTTACGTCGCAGGATAACCGCCGGTTTGAGGTACTGTACGTGACGGCACCTTCGATGATGGATGCTGGGGTACAGACCTATTGTCGGGAGGTACGCTAGTGGCATCTTTTCGTAACCTGATGAATCTACTGCTTGAACCTCACGTGGAGGATGTTCCGATCCCGGAGGACTTGTCAGAGATCCCGGATGACGAGTACATCGTACCTGATGAGGGCGACAAAGGAGGGACAGTAGGTGGCGTCAACACAGAAACCCTTCCTGATTCAGGGGCGTAAACCCCTCAAGTTCGGCATGCACGGTACCGACGTGTTTGCCCTTCAGCGTGCGCTGAGAGCAGCAGGATACCGGAAGCGCAAGGCGTCGATCAACTACGGTGTGCGCTGCCGTCGCTCAGTCAGGAACTTCCAGAGGAAGCACAATCTGCCTGTTACCGGTCGCCTCAACCAGGATACTCTCGACAAACTGGCGAAGTGGTATGACGGGTACGGCGTCTACCTGATAAAGCAGCAGCAGAAGAGGACAGCACGCCTGCGGGAAGTGTCGAAGGTACACAAGTCGGTACAAACTGCTTTCTTTCTGCTCGCACACAAGGACGCGACCCACTACACCCAGGATGCTTCTCTGCGGATGTCTTGGTTGCGTGACCGGATTCGACCTCCTAAGATCCCAAAGTGGTTGGATTGCTCGTCTGCTTGTACCTGGTATCGTTGGGTTGCAGGGTTATCAGACCCAAACGGGTTCAACTACAACGGCACCGGATACACAGGCACAATGCTTGCGCACGGGACCCGCGTGACCTCACCACAGGAAGGTGATATGACCTTCTACCGTGGACCCGACCATGTTGTGATTGAGGTGGGACAGGGACGTGTGATCTCTGATGGTTCCGACGCGGGCCCCTACATCCTCTCGCGTGGGTACCGCCCTGTCTACCAGACACGGAGGTATCCAAACTAGTGGCAGCGCGTCGCGGAGAAGTCGAGGTCGTCTACAACCGGATTCCTGAGTTGCTACTGCGGGTGAAGGTAGGCACGCCAGCAGAGGCACACAAGATGGCAAAGGTACTACAGGATGACGCACAGTCGCGCCTGCAACCAGGTTCCTTCGGGTACGACACAGGTCACGCACGGGACTCGATTGAGGGTCAGGTACGGGGACGCTGGGAGAACGAGGTATGGTTGTGGGGTGGGGGTGACCTTGCTCCTTATTTCGTTTACAATGAGTACGGTACAAGGCACCGTGCTGCTGCGCCCTCGTTGACACCAGCATTTGAGGCGCACAAGGACGAGTGGTCAAAGAACATCGGGGACCTAGTACAAGGATTCCACTAATGGCAGCAGAGGAACTTGAAATGGGGCGATGGATCAGGGCGACCGTGACCAACGATTCGACCCTGATGTCTCTGGTTTCTGGCGCCTGGTCAGAACTGATCCCGAACGATGCGTCCTTGCCAGCAGTGAAGTACGAGTTCGTGTCAGGTCAGGACTACATTGTGGTCGGTGGTGAGAGGATCATGACTACCTGCCTCTACCGTATCGTCGTCACGGGTAAAGGACCATCTCCGTCTGGAATCGTCGCTGCCGTTGCCCGCCTCGATGAACTGTTCCGCAAGACCCAAGGGTCAACGACAAACATTCTGGTTCTCTCCTCAGTACGAGAGGAACCATTCCACTTCACGGAAGTACAGAACCAGGAAGTATACACCCACGTCGGGGGTCTCTACAAGTTGCAGGCCCAGGAAATCGCATAGGAGGGAATCGTGCCTGAACGCAGTTCTATCCTGCAGGGCGTGCAACTTGGTGTCGAGACGACTCCAGGAACCGCCGTTGCAGCAACAAAGCGTCTACTGGACACCTCGGTAGAGATGGGTGTGCAGGTGGAGATGCAGAGGTACCGCCCGATTGGGCAGAAGTATGCCTCATCGCTTGTGGTCGGCAAGGAGTGGACGTCTGGCGCCGTGACGGGTGCCCTTTCCTATACGGATCTCATCTACCTGCTCAACTCGGTGATGGGTACAGGCGTGATTACGCAACTCGGTGGTTCAACTGCCTACAGTCACGTTTTCACCTCAGCAGCACGTGCTGTCGATACCCCGAAGACGCTGACCATCGAGTTCGGAGGCGCAGTACGTGCCGCCAAGTTCGCCTACGGCCTCATGACCGACTTCAACTTCACGGTCAACCGCACAGAGGCAACCATCGGTGGTACCTTCATCGGGCAGGCGATCTCAGACGGCATCACACTGACTGGGTCTGTTCCTGATCTCGAGGAGAAGCCCGTTATCCCCAACAACGTCGATGTCTTCATGGACGCGACGTCAGGTGCTCTCGGGACGACAAAACTGACACGCCTGCTGTCCTATGGATTGACCCTGGGATCCCGGTACGCGCCTGTGTGGGTCGTCAACTCGGCCCAGCAGGCATTCGTCGCGCACGTCGAGATCGAACCAACGGCGCAGGTCACCTTCATGGTTGAGGCAGACACGCAGGGGATGACACCACTTACCTCGCTGCGTGCTGGCACAACCCAGTTCATCCGACTCAAGGCAACGTCTGGTGATCTTGCTGGTGCAGGCAATCCTTACTCGGCGCAGTTCGACGTTGCTGCCAAGGTGTCTGCAATCTCCAACTTCCAGGATCAGGATGGTATCTACGCGGTCGAGTACACCTGGGACATTGTGTACGACTCCTCCTGGACAAACGCCTTCCTGGCAACCGTAATCAACAAGCAGGCAACCCTCTAGGAGGGCACAATGGCGAAGAGCAACTGGGACCCCTGTCCCAACTGCGGTGGTAAGGTCACGAAGGATGTTTCCGCGTACAAGGAGTCCCAGCAGCAGTGGAACCAGGACACGGAAGGCATCGACGGTGACCAGGAGATCGAGGTCGTCACGGCGGAGGAAGCACCCACAGGAGGGGTCGGGATCTGCTCCCGTTGTGGGATGGCAGTTGCTGCGCCTGATTCAGAGGATGCTGCTCTTGCGGAACCTGAAGAGGGTGTGCAGATGCCAGTAGAGTCACCAGAACATTACGACGCCCCGTCTGCAGGTACCCCGCCCGTCGAAGCAACGTGATACGATCTGCAGGGTAACTAGACCCCTTAGGAGGGCACAATGCCACTGCAGATCTCGGACCTAGGGAAGGAACGAAGAACCTTCACCTGGGAGTACCTCGATCAGGAGATCGAGATCACATACAATGTCTACCAGTTCACTCCAGAGATGGAGGCGGAGATCAATGCTGGTGGGCACACCGACGAGCGGATGTCGCAGATCCTGGTCGAGAACCTGCTGGCGATCTTGATCGACTGGGACGTCCTCGATGGCGAAGACAAGATCCCACTTGAGTACGACCGCCTCATGGAACTCCCAACGCGCCTGATGGCGGACCTAATGCAGGCAATCGGTCAGGATGCCGGTGGTGATGAAGAAGAGGGAAAATCCTCCGGCGGGCGCTCGTCACAAAACAGGGCATCCCGCAGAGCACGTCGCAGTGGTACAATCTCATCTGTGCGGCAAGGTTCCTTCGAGTCACGCCCTGGGACCTGATGAACCAACCGATTATCTGGCGTGACTGGGCATTGCAGATCATGGATGCCGAGGCCCATCTAGCGGAAGTTGAAGCGAATAAGGTGAACTCCTGAGTACTCAGATTGCATTGCTCGTCGCCAGAATGGTGGCGGATACCTCGCAGTTCGAGAAGAAGATGCTCACTGCGAACCAGATCATGGGTGGTATCGGCAAGGCGGGTTTCTTCATGGGTATCGGAGTTGCTGCTGGCATCGGTGCAGCAGTACATGAGGCAGGCAACTTCCAGGAGTCGATGAATGTCCTGCAGGCGGTAACTGGCGCAACCTCGAAGCAAGTCGGGGCAATGCGCAAGGAGGCACTTGCTCTTGGTGCAGACCTCAAGTTGCCGAACACCTCAGCGCAGGACGCCGCAGACACCTTGACGGAACTCGCAAAGGGCGGTTTGTCCGTCAAGCAGGCAATGCAGGCGGCACGTGGTTCGATCCAACTTGCAACGGCAGCGCAGATCTCAAACACGGATGCCGCCAAGGTTGAGGTGAACGTGCTGTCTGCCTTCGGGTTGCGTGCTACCAATGCCTCGAAGGTAGCAGACATGCTTGCGAACGCGGCGAATGCCTCAACCGGAGACATCGGAGACATGGCACTCGCTGTGCAGCAGGCAGGTGGTACCTTCCATGCTGCAGGGCAGTCCTTCTCCTCTCTGGCAACCGCAACTGCCCTGCTCGCAAACAACGGCGTCAAGGGTGAGGTAGCAGGTACTGGTTTGAAGATGTCACTGCTACGCCTTGCGAACCCGACGAAGATAGCAACGGCAGAACTCGACAAACTCAACATCAAGACCCAGGATGCCCACCACAACTTCTTGCCTCTGCGTACCATCGTTGGTGAGTTGCACGACCGGACGAAGAACATGGGTTCTGCAACACGGGCAGCAGCGGAAGACATGATTTTCGGTGCCTCTGGTACCAAGGTGATGGCAGGCGTCATCCAGAAAGGACTGCCTGCCTGGGACGCGATGCACAAGAAGATCGAGCGTCAAGGCACCGCCCAGAGGATCGCAACAGCACACACCAAGGGTTTCAACGGTGCTGTCCAGGGATTCATCTCGTCCATCCAGACAGCAGCAATCAACATCGGTACCTTGTTCCTGCCGATGATGACTACCATGGTAAGGTGGTTGTCTAGAGGTGCTGAGATGATGAGTCGCCACGCGACCACGACAAAGACACTTCTGATTGCCTTAGGGTTGCTTGCGACAGCGATGGTGACCTTGACTGGCATCTACAAGATCTACATGGGTGTGACGAAACTGGTCGAGTTCTACCAGAACCTGTTCTCCAAGTCGGTGTTCGTCACGCGGATCCAACTGATGGCACTTGCTGTCTGGCAACGAGTCGTGACGGTTGCTCAGTGGGCGATGAATGCTGCCATGGATGCTAACCCTATCATGCTTGTGGTGATAGGCCTTATCGCACTTGCTGCCATCCTCATCATCGCGTACAAGAGGTCAGGCACCTTCCGCGAGATCGTGAACGCGACGTGGGACGACCTCAAGAAGTTCGCTGGTTGGGTGAAGGACGTGTTCACCAAGTACATCTCGAAGGCATTTGAGTGGGTCGTCAACTGGTTGAAGGCGCACTGGAAGGACGCAGTCATTCTCCTCGTTGGAGGTCCTTTCCTCCTGCTGTTGAAGAAGGCAGATGACGCGTTCGGGTTGCGCCAGAAACTGGCAGCAGGTTTGCAGACGGTTCTCGGGAAGATCAGGGATTGGGGTTCTGCTGTTGTCAACTTCTTCCAGAACCTGCCAGGACGAATCGCTGGGTTTGCAACCAGGTTGGGCAACACGCTCAAGAATGGTGTCATCTCTGCAGTGCGTGGTATGGCAAGCACCTTGGCAGGAATCGTGAGGGGAGCAATCAACACAGTGATTGCTGCCTGGAACGGTTTGTCTATTCCTGGTTTCTCATGGGGAGTGCACAAGGGACCCATTGACTTCTCAGTGTCGATCCCGAACATCCCTCTTCCGGATATCCCTCGCCTCGCCAAAGGTGCGGTCGTCACGTCGCCTACGCTGGCGCTGTTGGGTGACAACCTTGGCAAGTCAGAGGCAATCGTGCCGCTTCCAGAACGACGTGACCTGTTGACTGGTGGCGGAGGAGATGGCATCACAATCAACCTCACGGTTGAGGGGTCCATCCTATCTGATCGCCAACTCGAGCAGAAGTTGATGGACGTGCTCACTACCTACGGCAAGCGGAATGGCAGGGTACGTCTGGCAACTGCGAGCACGATCTAGTGGCGGGTACGCTGGTAGGGGACAGGGGTTCTGGGTCTATTGACTCAACCTTCTCGCTCACGTGGTCAGTTGTCACGGTGGGCGCAATCGCTCCTGGCGGGAAGGCAATCCTTGCGATCAGGTCTGGGTCCCGCAATGTGGTTACCTCTGTGTCTGGCGGAGGTGTCACGTGGTCGATAGATGGTCGCGGAGACAACGCAGGGTCGAATGGTGGATCTGTTACTGTAATCTCTGCTGACTGTCCTGCGGGTCTTCCCAATGGCACAACCCTCACGATTGTCGATGCAGGTGGCGGAGATCAGTTTGACAAGCGGCGTTGGGGGTTGTCTGAGTTCTCGGGACTTGCACTTGGCGCTCCTATCTCGACTCTAGTTGCATCTGCCTTTGGTACTACAAATCTGTGCAATGCAGGCAGTGTCGCTGGTTCCTCTGTGACTGGTGATGTTGGGTTCGTGGCGGTGTCGTTCCCTGCGAACTCTATTGCTGCGGATCACACTCCAACGAACTCAGCAACCAAGATCCATACGGTGTCATCTGCTGCTGGGTCCTTGTGGGACAACTGGCGAATCCTCGGGACCATCCCAACCCCGAACGGAGGAGAATCAACTTCTCTAGGTGCAGCAAACTGGGCGGCAGTTTTCATCGTCTACAAGCAGGCAACCGTTGTGACGCCAGGATACGCAGGTGTGCACTCACCGGCAATCCCAACCGTGATAACTGAGATAGCATTCGCAACGCAACCAGCAGACGCAGTCGCGACCTGGACAGACATCTCCCAGTACGTCAAGGAGATACATACGAAACTGGGTAGGACCAACCCTCTGGAAGACATCGACGCAGGCACCCTGCAGTTGATCCTTGACAATCGTGACAGGCGCTTTGAACCGCTGTTCGGTGCAGGTCCATACTACCCGAACGTGAAACCCCTCAAGCGCGTGAGGTGCTACGCACTTGAGAACCCGCTTGTTGATCCCAACTTCGAGAACAAGAATGCTGGTGGTCAGTGGACAGGGTATCAGGGCAATGGTGTCTTATCTGTTCCTGCGTATGGAACGACGCCAGCAGCGCCATTCGGTGACTGGAAGTTGCAGACGGACATAGGATCTGCTGCTGGGCCTACGTACACTGGCATTCAGCAGGTGGGCGTCACGTTCAACAAGATGCCAGCAACAGGTGAGTACGTTGGTATCTCTGTCTACATATACGCGAGTAAAGCAGGTGCTATCAACCTCGTACTTGCGAACCAGGCAGGTACTCAGATCGCTTTCACAACCCAGAACTTGGTTGCTGGTGCCTGGACGAGAATCACGACCTCTGGCGCTGTGCCCGCAGGAACTACTTCCTTTACCTTCATCGCGCAACCTACTGGTGGAGGTGTCGCTGCCTGGGCGAACAACGACCTTATCTACTACGACGCTGCCAAGGTTCACGCCTTCCGCACGACCAACTCGAACTTCATTCCCCAGACACCATCTGACTGGACAACGCAAGCACCCTACACCAAAACCGTTTATCTGTTCGATGGGTACATTGAGGGATGGCCTCAAGTGTGGGCAGGTGGGATGCAAGCAGAGGTGACTGTCACTGCGGTCGATGGGTTCAAACCTCTGGCGCCAATGCAGGTAGTACGAGGGGACTACAACTTGATTGTGACGGACGACTTGCCAACGTGGTACTTCCGTCTTGGAGAGCAACTCACGACGCAAGCGGCGCAGAATGAAGTTGCCTCTGGTATCCAGGATGGTGCTTACACTGTGAGTGGTGCCTATCCTATCCTCAATCAGGTAGGCCCAATGGTGGGGGACTACGATGGTGCTGCTAAGTTTGGTGCAGGTCCTGCGGGTGTTGCTGGCAGGTCTGATGTCCACCGGACAAACGTGGTTGTGCCTACAAAGCAACTTGCCTGGGAGGCCTGGGTGAAGTTCGACACGACGGTACCTGGTGCGTCGCCAGATAACTCAGGTGATACCTACGTGGGATTCTGCCATGGTGACAACACGACTGCTGGTATCGTTCAGGTAGGGTGGGACTATTTCACTGCTGCTGCAGGTGCCCCTTATACTGGTATGCACATGAACATCTCCTTAGAGTATGGCAACAACTGGGGATACATCCAATACTATGTCCAGACGCCAGCAAACACAGCAGCATACTGGACGTCCTGGCATCACCTAGCATGGTCGTGGGATGGCACAGGTGCTGATGGTAAGGCAGGGGTTCCTCGTGTCTATTTCGACGGCGTTGAAGTGGATCTAACGTCTGCCGGACAGCGTTCGTACTCCTCTGCGCTCAACATCCTTGCTGGCAACTCTGCCGGAATCTCAAAGGGGTACTTGGGAAAGTTGACAGAAGCAGGCAAGGGTCACACCATGTATATCGGAAACGACTACACCACCCTCTTCGGTTTGCGGAACGTGACCTTGGACGAGGTTGCCTACTACGTTGACAAGATCCCGAAGGATGGTTGGGCAGCGAGGCACTTCGCTGGACAGGCGATGGGTGCAACAGTCGAAGATTCTGGCACCCGTATGGGACACCTTCTCGATCAGGCATCTATTCCTGGTTCTGGATTGAACCCGTGGCCCGCACCACGCCGTGCGATAGACACTGGTGTGTCGCAGGTGATTGGGTGGCGATGGTCAGAGGAGAAACTGATCGACCTGGTGAAGCAGGACACGAAGTCAGAGGGCGGTACGTTCTTCTTCGACGGTCACGGATTCGCTACCTTCCTCAACCGTTGGCACCCGATCCAATATCCCTACTGCATTCCCAAGGCAACGCTAACAGATCAACCAGTGTCTGCAAACCTACTTGCACCATACGAGGATGTGGGATCTGGCGGAGTCGACTACGACGACACAGATATCTACAACGACATTACCATCTCCCGCTATCAAGCAGGATACGGTGATGCGTCTGGTGCCCAGTCGGTGAACGATGCCGCCTCCCAGAATGACTACATGATCCGGTCACTCACCTTGGACGATACCATCGTGACGACGGATCAGGAGGCGCTCAACGCTGCTTCCTGGTACCTGAGTTTGTTCAAGAATCCTGGTATCAAGATCAAGACCTTGCAGATTGAACCACTCGATCAACCTGAGAATCTATGGCGGATCATCGCCAACACTTCTATCTCGGATCGCCTTTCTGTCGTGCGACACCCACCTCCGGGATCAGGTACGCCGATGACATTCGAGGTACTGATACAAGGCATTCAGCACGACATCTTGCCAGGTGAATGGCATGTAAACTATCAGGTGTACCCGGGCCCGTCACGCGACTTCTGGCAGTTACCTGACTCTGCTACCAATGACGAGTTCGCTCAGTTCAGTGTACTGGGAACTACTACAAGGTTGGCATACTGATGGATGCTCCGTCTGAGTTGAACCATGGTCGTTGGATCGTCAAGTGTCCTAACTGCCCGATGGCATACCTGGAGCACCTGACTCCTGACCACTGTACGAACTGCGGTGTCAAGATCAAGGTGATTCCGCCATCCGAAAAGGAGCGCCTGGAAATCGGCAACGCCACGTACCTGCGTCCGCTCGAGAACCGCAACTGGGTTCCTGGTGAGACGATTGACTCTCTAACAGCGGACAACATAGTACATGCCGTGGACAACCCCTAGGACCTGGATCAAAGGCGACTTTCCCACCGTCACTCGGATGAATGTGGACGTGCGGGACAACATCCTCTTTCAGGCAACGGTGTTGGGTGCTAGGGTACGTATGTCTAGTACCTTCAGTGTTCCTAACAGCAATCAGGTGATTATGACTCCTTGGGATGTTGAGGACTATGACTCAGACAACATGCACGCTGCCGGAGGGTATGCCCTAAACGTCAACACAGTGGGGAAGTATCTTATCTGTGGTAGTGTCCTTTGGCCATCAAATGCTGGTAACCTCAACCAGAGGCAGATATACCTCTACCGTGCCCGTGGTGGCGTAGATACACAACTTGCCAAGGTGTATGATCGAGGCATTTCAGCAACTTCTAGTGTTGTCCAGTTTCTTGAGTCAGTCGATGATGCCCAGATCAATGACCAGTATCGCATGGAGATTTTCCACGATCAAGGTGCTGCTCAGGTAATACCCGTTTTCAACTCGACGTTCTTGCTTGCCCACAGGATCGGCGCTTAGATGCCATTTACCACACCACGCACCTGGGTTGTTGGTGAGATGGTGAACGCCGCACTACTCAACACCTACATCCGTGACAACCTCCAGTTTCTCCACGACGAGATGGCATGCAGAGTAACTCGTACAGGTGCTGCTCAATCTATCCCAAATGCTGCCTTCACCACCATCGACCTTGACACGACTGACTTTGATACGTCTCCTGGTTCTGCAATGGTTGACCTGGTCAACAACCGGATCAACTTTCTGGTTTCCGGTAAGTACCTGATTGGTGCGATTCTGCAGTATGCCTCAAATAGTACTGGGGTTCGATCCATGCGTGTCACCTACCGTGATACAGTAGCAAACTCGATTATCGCTTTCTTGCGAACCAGTGTAGAACCTACAGGTTTGGCCACCACGTATGGCGAGGGTATGTTTGACTGCAAAGCAGGCGATTACATCTACCTTGAGGCATACCAGGATAGTGGTGCTGCTCTTACTGCTTTGACGTTGATAGGTCTTTGCCCTCTTCTGTACTGTGTACGAAAGGGTATCTAAATGCCTTGGGTGACACCTCGTACCTGGACGGATGGCGAGACGATTACAACCGTCATTATGAACCAACACCTACGAGATGAACTCTTAGCACTTCAAACTATCCCAGTTTGTAAGATGACTCAAGCAGGTGGTGCCCAGAGTATCCCTAACAACTCAGTAGACACAGTTGTCACATTCAACACTGCCCTCATTGACACAGATACGATTGCTGATCTTGCAAACAACCGGATGGTTATCAAGACGGCAGGAAAGTACAACATAGGTTGTGCGGGAGGCATGGTTGTGGGAGGCACTACTGGGTTCCGGATGTCTCGAATCAAGATAACAAGGTCTGGTGTCACGACGATTATTGGTGAGGTACGAGGTGCACCATCTTCTGGTCAGTCGTGGCGTGCTTGTGGCACCTTCTACGATATGCAGGTCAACGACCAGTTGCAGTACACCTTGGCCCACAATGACTCTACTGGTGCACTCAACACTGCTACCTCCCCTAACCAGCAACTGTGGGCCTATCGAGTTGCTACTTAGAAAGGAGGTGACCATGAACAACGAGTTCAAGACACCAGATTTCACTCCAGAGGCAATCGTCGCGTTGGTCCTCGGGGTAATCACCAACCTCATCGTGCTGTTTGGGTTGGACCTGTCTGAAGCACAAACTGGTTCTATCACAGGCCTTGTCTCAGCAGTTGTCCTTGCTGCCTTCCTCATCCATTCAGCAGTGGTGCGTCACGGACGAGCAACTGGGTCCGCACTCAGGGACAAAGGTCAATAGCGAAGAAGTTGTAAACCTCCCGCAGGGTGCGATACGATGCGCACGTACCACCGACCGGGTGGCAGGTAGGTTGTCTGTATCCATACCTGGTGAAGCAGACTGCGAAGCCCACACTACCTGCCACCCGGTTATCCATATCCCCTAGTAGGAGGTAACGCGTATCCGGATACTGCTAACAACAGTGGTCCTGATTCTGGTATTCGTGACGCCAGCACAGGCCCATCCCGAAGGGTTAGCAGGAACTGATTGGTGGAAGGTGACACCCACCAAGAAGAAGCACAAGAAGCACGTAGTAGAGCACACTCAGGCACCTCCACCCGCTCCTACTGCTTCGACCCCATCATGGTTTAGATCTGCGATGGCGTGCATCTCTACACATGAGGAGTACGGCGTCGATGGACCTAACACAGTCGCAGGTTACTTCGGGTTCGTCTACTCGCCTGCCTCATACGTCGAACCAGGTCCGTCACTTGCTGCGCAATACGGTAACTCCTGGACCTCGATACCACTTGATGGTCAGTACAGGGTTGCGTATGCTCTGTATCAGAAGTATGGATGGTCCCCTTGGTCGACCGCAGGGATGTGCGGTTTGACCTAAACCCCTACCGCGTGTAACGCGCGCTAACGGGATCCTATGGGTCGGTGAATACAAACCCCCACGCCGCCCATAGGATCCCGCGACGCTCGCAAGCGCGCCGGTCACGCGGAAAGATACGGTTCACGCGGGGATCGCAAATGCGTGAATCTGCGCGGTCAACGCCTCATCTTCCTTACCACCCCACGTGCGCTTGATCTCGACGTCTGCCTTGAATGGCAGCATATTCCAGTCGACACCTGGCAATGGTGGCAAGTTGATCTCCATCTCCCAGAACACGATCTCCTGCACCTTCTTCAACACTGATTCGTCTTCTTCCACCAATAGCAAGATCGAGTCGTGCACCGTGAAGAGGATCCTCGCGTTGACCTTCTCGTCACGCAAGCGGCAGTGAATCCGGCGAAGGGCATCCGTACACATGAGCGAGGCGAAACCTTGAATGGGGGAGTTGACTGCCTGCCTCTCAACTCGATGCCACTCGCCGTCCGGGATGAACTGGAAGCGCCTGTAGTTCCCGAACGGCGTAGAGACGCTGTACTCCTTGCGCACGTGGGTCTTCATCTCACCCATCCACTCGACAAGACGGGGGAATCCGCGCAGGAACTTCGTGTAGTAGGCCTCTACTTCCTTTGGCGACCAGCGCGCGCCTCGCATACTCTCCAGCATGTCCATCTCGGGACCGGTCGCGATAGAACGAGGACCACGCCCGTACACCAATCCGAAGTTGAGACACTTAGCGAGATACCGCTCATATTTCGTGACTTGCTCCTTTGGTTTCTGCCAAAGGTTGTATGCGACCTCCTGATGGATATCCCTACCGTCCCGATAGACATTGAGAAGTGCCTCGTCTTGGGAAAAGAGTCCCGCCACCCGTAACTCCAACTGAGAATAATCCGCTTCCATGAGAACATACCCGTCCGGCGCAGCGAAACCGGACCTGACGTCTTCCCCAACGTGAGATGCATCTGGGATGTTCTGAAGATTCGGGTTCGCGCATGATAATCTCCCAGTTGCCGTTCCTGCTGTGAAGAAGTTGGCATGGATAAGCGACCACCCATCTTCATCGACCTCACCACACCTCTCGATCATTCCCTTGACGTAGGTACCAAGGACCTTTGACTTCTGCCGATACGACAGGATCAACTGGAGACAGGTTGCTATCAACTCACGCCCTTCCTTCCTTGCGATTGAGGCAAGGACTTTCAAGACGTCTTTATCCGTTGTCTGCTTCCCTTTGTTCTTGTACGCGTAGCGACCTACCGCACCACCCTGCGGCACCTTGCATCCCGCATAGTCGTAGATCACCTTCTTGACTTGTACTGGTGAGTTCGGATTGAACTCGGTGATCTCACCATTCGTGATGACTCGGACCTGCTCCTGGAGTGTTTTTAGTTCCTCGACTAATACCTTCTCAACACGTTCCAGGATCTCTTGGAAGTATGCAGCACGTACAGGTACCCCGTGACGCTCGATCTCACCCAACGCGAGTGTGGCAGGCATGAGAGTGTCGCGCACGAACCGGTGTACGTCGTCCTGCTCCTTCTCTTTGCGCTCCTCACGTTCCGCCTCGAGGGCGTCACGCAGGCGTGCCGTGTACCACGTGTCAAGGAACTGGTACCGGCACAGGTCCTTGAACATCTCCTCACGTCGATCCATGGGAGTGTCTACGTCCACGTACTCCTCGATCCACTTCCCCATCGGGATCTCGTAATCCGGTGCGTCGAAGTAGACCCGAGACAGCATCTTCAATCCATGCACCTTGTACCGGTTCGAGGGTCGCTCGTCTAGCGCGTAGTGCATGAGCATGGTATCTTCGCAGTTGTGATACAGGAGCAACTCGCGTCCCAGGAAGTTCGAGAGATGCTGGACGTCGAACTTCGCGTTGTGGAAGACAATGGGGTTCTGACGCGCCTCCATCCACTTGAACACCTCTGGGTGCTCTCGGAGGACGTTCGCCGTGATGATGGTCCCGCATCCTGATCCATCCTCTGCGAGCGCGCAAAAGGCAACCGTTAGGACCTCAGCACCATTTGGATAGAAGTCGAACCCCAGTGTCTCTATGTCGCACGACACGACCTGGGCCTCATCAAGAAGGTATTTGAGGTAGTCGAGGTCGTTGAGATCCCAGTCATGTTCGTACTCGTTGGGTCCTGGCATCACCAGGTCATTCGTTGCCAGTTTGTAGATGTCGTTGGCAAAGTCGCGGAAGTAGTCCCAGTCCTTGAATACAGTAAAGGGCGAGTATGTCGCAATGGTATACTGACCGGTAGGTGCGGTATAACCGCGACCACGGTACTTCTGAATCGAAAGGCCCCTCGGTGCACCCAGAACAGCGGATAGAGGTACCCCACCCAGGCATAGGACCTTGTCGTACTCGTCCAATAACCCACCCTGCACCTCCTGGTGGTATTCCATCCACTGGTCGACCTTCGTGAACTTCTGTCCCATCTTCCCCATGTAGAAGAAGTCGTACTCCTTGATCCCGCATGCCCTCAGCATCCGCACGGTCAGGTCGTAGGCAGATCCGGAACCGGAGCGGGGGATGGTCGTCTCGTGAATGACTGCTACCTTCATACCGACACCTGCTGATCCTTCATGTTTCGGATGCCTCGTGCTGCCGCCTTGAACACCATGACGTTGTGGGTGCAGACCTCGAGTTCCTTTTCACTCGGTTCCCAGTCGAAGTAGTCATGAGGACGGTGGGTTACGTAGGGAATGATGGCATGGTCGAGGCGCAACCCCTTCATCGCGTAGATGAAAGGTTTGGCGGTATCAGTCGAACGGAGACAGGGGAACCCGCGTGACAGGTTGACGATGCTCCAGTCGCACGTCCACCCGAGAAGGTGTGTCGAGATCCCATGGTGAAGAGCATACGGCACACAGTACTCCTGAATCAGATGTTTCAACCCACCTGGGAATCCAGGATACGATTCGTAGTCCTTGGACAATCCAATCGTCAGTAGGTCCTTGAATCCGTATGCCTGTGCTGTGTCAACCAGTTGGTGCAGGCACCACGACCAATCCTCCTCGTCACGTCCTTGAGGCACGACCATGAGACGCGGTGTCGGTGAGCAAGCATGGAACAGGGTTGATCCGTCAAGAAACTTGAAGGCCTCGCGTCCTGCCTCGACCGTATACATGGCGTGGAACAAGACATCGGGAATAACGAGTTCTCTTGCTCTGATCCGGATCGCGTTGACGAGCAGGTCCTCAATCGGTTGACCTGACTGGAACTCGTGTGCTGAGTTGTCAAGCGTGATCCAGTCGCCTGCCTGACCACACTTCTCGTAGTAGTCGGTGTAACGAGGATCATCGAGGAGGTGATTGAGGACTAGGTGCATATCCCCGTGCTGCCTGAACCTGAACAGTTCGGGTATCGGTGGTATCAGTGCTACCTTCACGTTCCACCCTTTCTATCTTGCGATTGAGGTACCACCGTGCTTTCTTCAGGTCTTCGAGTTCGGCACCTTTGTGTGGGGATCGTGCTATGTACTTTACAGCATTCCCGAGGTGGTAGTCAAGTGTCCAATCCTCGATCACCTCGATCACCTCGATGCTGCCGAAGGTGTAGTGCGAGGGGTGGTTGACTGGATCGTGACTCACCCCTTATGAAACTCCACCAGAAGCGTCATCCCGCCGTCAAGTGCCTTGCCGTGATCCGCGCAGACGTCAACCACTATCCGCTGCTGCAGACCTTCCCCTCGCGTGACGCGCACCTGGCGCACGGCGTCTTCTGTGCACTCGATGAAGGCACAACTACCGATGACGCGCTGCCCTCTTGGGTGCTTTGCATACTCAGTGACTGGTGGTGAGTTCATCTGCAACCTCCTGGAACAAGTCGTTGACGTACCTTTGGATGTGGTAGTTGAGCATGTGGGCAGTTGTGTCTACCAGGTCAATACCATCAATAACGCGAGTGCCTTCCTTCACCTGCACGGACGCGTTGATCTGATTGCCTACCACGTCGATGTCTAGTTTGATGTTCGCCTTCACGGTGACTGCACCGTACCCTCAGTAGTTACCTCGTCAACACTTGGGTACATTTCAGGGTACGCCGGACGATCCTGCCGTGTCGGAAAGGTGCCGTCGATGCTGAGCGCGGGATCGTAGATGCGCTTCGACTCTGGTATCTGCTTGAAACACCAGTCGTTGTCGCCTCGATGACCAAGTGCCTTGTGTCGCCCACCTTCCTTCGCACGACACCAGATATGGAGGAATGCCCAGGCGTGTGGCACGTTCACTTCCTTGGCAACACGCAGCAGATTCCGAAAGGTGTACTCAAGGTGCCTCTTCTGCTCTGACTTCCTCATGCTGCTTCCTTTTCTGGATGATATTGGGTGATGGTGTTACTGAGGTACTTTAGTTGGTTCTTGAGGTCAGAATCGCCTGCAAGCATACCTGCGATCAGTAGCAGAATCCTTGCAATCATCTTTTCCTGCCACGTCATTAGATGATACTCCCGGATGCGTAGGGGACTGGGTCTGAGTGTCCTGCGAGCGCGAACGCTTCACGACGACCCACGCAGGTTGGGCACTTGCCGCAGGCGATGTGGATCTGCTTGTCCTCGTCGTAGACAGGATCGTAACAGGACCACGTGTACTCGTAGGGGACAGCGAGCGTGAATCCCATCTCAACGATCTGGTGCTTCGACAGATGCTGGAACGGTGCCTCCAGTCGCACCCTGTGGTAGGTGCCAATGTAGACAGCAGCAGACATCGCACCTGTGAACTCTGGGGTGCAATCCGGGTACGCGAAGTTGTGGGCGTCCTCAGCATGGGCACCGATCACCACACGCTCCGCCCCAATCGTGAGGGCGTAGGCAACCGACTGGGAAATCAGGTTCGCATTGCGGAAGGGGACGTAGGTCGGTGATGGTCCTTCTGCTTCCTGCAACTCCGCATAGGTCTTGTGCGGCATCGGTTCCGAACCGGTAAGGGATCCCCCGACGAACAATCCCCAAGGCAACGAGATCGTCACGTGGTCCTCAACCTCGTAGTGTTCCGCTATCTTCTCTGCCGCTGCGAGTTCGCAGTCCTCGTGCCGCGACCCATACGAGAAGGAGATGGCATACACCTCGTCTCCTGTGTACTTGACGAGCGCCAGCAGCGTCGAGGAATCGAGGCCTCCTGAAAGTAGGACGACTGACTTGCTCATGTGCTGTACTCCGAGGGCGGTTCATTTGCCACTCCAGTGAGATCGTGAGTGACGTTGAACTCCACGTCGTAGGTACCAGATGAACCGCAGTTGAAGCAATACCACTTACCTGACGCACCCTCGTCTTTCTCATCCGGATTACCAACCGCCTTATCCGGGTAGTGGCACACAGGGCACGTGAGCGTGATGTTGTTCACCTTGCCACCTTTCCAATCAGGGTCAGAAACTCGTGACGTGCCTCTGGGTCATCGAGGAAGTCACCGTGCACCGCAGAGGTGATGGTTTGGGATCCGGGTGCCTGGACACCACGGATCGTCATGCAGGTGTGTTCCGCCTCGATGACCACCATGGCGCCCCGAGGTTCCAGGATCTCGACCATGGAGTT